GGTAGTGGGTCAGTTTGAGATGCGTGTGCTTGAGAGGTCAGGCAATGGTTGTTCACTTGGCGTGGTGTCCGCGATATGATGCGCGAATTAGGATCGGTCTCGTATGGGGGAGAAAAGGTTTGCAAGGAAGCGAAATCGCCACCTTATCGGTTGGTATCGGCGCAACCATATGGTTTGCGGTTTTCCCCCCAAGGACTATTCTGATGAGACTAATTCTTGGGATTTTTGCCATCGCTTTTTTAATATATGGCCTCACAACGATTACCTTGGAGTATGTAGCCATGAAAGTTTCATTATGGCCGATTGTAATTATTGGAGGAGTTGTAGGATGTATCGCCGCAGGATTGGCATGGAAACAATCTATAAAACATCCTGCCCAAGCCGAACGACCTAAACTAACCGATGAGGTGACCACACTGCCGGAAATTCCTTCGCCGCAAGCAACACGGCAACCCGAGAAGGCACAGCCAGAAACTAAACAGACTCCACACCCGAGTAAAACATCTCCTTCTCCCGCGCAATCGAAACAAAAAGATGTTGATACAGGGTTAACTTTCCGAGAAGTACCACCTGAAAGTCTAGGGTTTAAGCGAACCGTGCCTGACAGTTTTACGATTGAGTTTGGGACAAACAAAGGGACATTCCCAACAGAACTCCTGGAAAGGCAGGTGCCATTTGAAAGACTTATCGGGATCAAGGCTGATGGCGATCTCCCACTAAAGGTTTATTTCGATAAAGACGGCGACATGAAGATCGACGCAACAATATACGAAAGTCGCGGAAAGGTTGCTGCGGTCATTAAATCCAGTAATTTCGCTGTTATAAACAGCGGATGGGACAGAAATTGGGATCCAGTTGCCTTTGAAATTGTCGATGAAAGGCAAAATCCAATATTTCAGATTGAGAGAATAAATTGGAATTTCCTTAAGTTAAGGGGTTTATTAATCACTTCTGAGGGGGCTGTTTTTGCAATCACGGACAGTGCATTAATTATTAATCCTACAGGACAAGTAGCACCTCCGAAGCGACTGTTTCAGTACCCCGGCAATGCCCACTTGCATCAACGTGTAGGGAAATAGTATTTGAGAAAGGGGTATCTGATTGTCAGTTTAGCAACGAGGCGATCTCCTCCACCGACCACACGTGATCCGATACCCCCGCTTCCATCGCGGGTGTAACCCTCAACGTCTGATGGATTCGCGCAAAGTTGTAGTACATGAAATGCAGGCTCACGGCATGGCTCAGGTTCTCCACCTTTTTCGAGAAAGCATTCGTTAGCCGCGTGAATCGGCGCATGCTCATCCGCATGGTAAGATTGTTCCGTTCCACATAGCTGGTCGATATGTATTTCGGATCGGGTTCTCCGTTGATCTTGGCAACTCGCGTTCCTGTGCATTCTGCGGGGCTATATTTGGTGTCAGGATTTTTATTGCTGTTCTCGCTTCCGTACATCTTGACCAGCATCGCGTAATCGACGTTCCCGGAGAAGGAGTTTTCCACGGCATCAACATATTTTCGGTAGCCGTCTGATGTCAGTTGGATTCGGTGGGCAAGTCTTCCAGCGAGGTTATTTATGAACTCAGCAGCATGCTCAGCGGTCCGGCGGCCAATCTTCCAACAAGGGACCAGTTTCGTATCAGCGCAAATCGCCGTGAAGGTCCATACGTCACCGAACCCAAACTGATCCTCGTATTTTTCAGGGACATTCCTTCCCTTCGCGTAACAGAAGCTCCATACCTCATCGACCTGGACGCGCTTGCAGTTCAGGTTGTGGAAGGTTTTATCCTGGTACTCCGCGCATGCCTTGCCAAGATCGGCAAGGAGCTTGAGCACCGTGCCCTTGGCCGCGCCCGTCATGCGGGACGTGGCGCGGATCGAGTTCCCCTCTACCAAGGCGGCTACGATTTGCGCCCTCTGCTTCGTGCTCAGCCTATTCATCTCCATCCCCCCTCAAGCCTGATGTATTCATCATGCTTGAGCGGTCAAGCAATGTCAACAAGTATTTTCTGCCCCCGCTATGCTTGAGCGGAAATGCATCTTGACACGGGATACAACCGTGGGTTATAAATAAAGGTGCCCGTGGTGGGACTCGAACCCACAAGGCCGGCCAGCCAGCGATTTTAAAGACCGCCGTGTTTGCCAGTTTCACCACACGGGCACCAGGTTGTGACCCCCTAACGGGGGCAGGGTATGGGTGAGACGAGCGGACCGCCAAGCCTACTCCGTCTCACCCACTTTGTTTTTTACGGGCCTCCCTGCGATGCCCTGTCACTAATAATTTCATTACCGATCCTCCTTCCTAGGGGAAATCATTATTTCTTTTCCCCAAGACCCAATGTAATGCGCACAATTTGTACAAACCGATCTACATCCTCCACGTTGTAGTCTTGATTCATTGTAAGAGTCCATATTTTGCCAATACCAATAGATATCGGTATCCGAACCATTCCTTCGGGTGGTTTCTCGTCACCACTATGCTGAAATTCTTGCTCACCACCCTTTGCGCCGTTGTTTCCCTGTTGACCATGTGTCTTTTTCTGGCGTGTTCCGCCTGGTTGCCTTTGTCGTCGTATCTTCTGTATATATTTTGAAAGTTGTATGTCCCCATCCTTTGCTATAGATATAAAGAAAGCAACGCATTTACGTATTGTATCACCTGAAATACCTAGCCCTTCAAACCTCTCATCAAGTTGCCTAGAAGTAGCGGTTTTAAGATCAAAATTTTCTGAAAAAAGAAAAACATATGATTCCTTTACAATACCATTGTAGTATTTTTGCTTTTCTTCACCCTGAGCCTTGACTAGATTTGTCAATTTCTCCGTAGGCTTGCCGTCATCTGCTGTCAATTTCAAGTAACGCAGTGCATGAAGTATATTGGTTTGTGTTGCGCCAGAGAGGCTTCCCATGACGCTTCGGTCAATACGACCAGGGAGACCGTGACCCCGCAGCCCGTCCACGAAGTTCTTAAATGATTTGTAGGCGACGTACGGAGGAACAGGCTTCCGGCCCCCATCAGTTTCGCCCTTCGTCATGATCGTCTACCTCCAATTTTTTATACCGGTAGAGTCTCATGCCACAATCCGTATGTCAATACCCCATCTGCCGTCTACCGACTTTTTTTGAATCTGCTTTTTGGCATGACTAAAATGTCTAAAAAAAGGGGGTGCGCCATGAGGGGCGATATCGTCGTGGTCAGATCCTTTACGGGAGATCAACTTGAGCGGCGGGTTTGGAGCGAAACCGATAAAACCATCTATGTGGTGAACGAGGAAAGCTTCGGTCTGCTGATGTCAGGAAAAGAAGCGCCAATGCCGATAGGGTTCCGGCGGGAGGACATTATTCAGAATTAGGATCAGGAGGGCACCGGCTTGGGAAGAGTAGGGAGATTAGGTTTAGGAAATTACTTCTTGGTCGTTTTCGCCCAACGTGTCTGCGCCGCCTTCTTGGCGATCTCCTTCCGCTTCTTCGCGGATAGCTTGGCCGCTCGGGCCTTTCCGCCTTTTAGTCCGCCTAATCGTCCGAGGGCAACGGCTGCGGGATTCTTCTTCGTCGGTTCAGATATTGGCTTCTCTTCGCTCGTGGCATCCGCCACAATCGACGCGGCAAGTTGGGAGATATCGCGGGGTCGCCTCTTCTTTGGGGTTGTCATGCATCAAGGATAGCATTAGCGGTCAAGCATAGTCAACGGCCCGGCAAATCAAACTGACCCACTACTAGGGGAAGGAGGAAGTTGACAACCCCTCCCGCCCGTTTGACAATGCGGGAGGGAGAGTTGACAGTTATCCCGGCGCCCCTGTGATGAACCGAAGCAGGGGGCGTATCCACCGGAATTTGACCTCCAGCAGCGCGATGAATCCGGCGATTGTACCCCATACGATCATCCGGATGGCAGCAGTGCGGAACGTGCGCCGCGTCTCGATCGCTCCTTCCTGAAACGATCTGACGAAATCCAACAGGCTGGCCATGTCCTTCGGCTCGATGTCGTACCGGCAGACATGATGCTTCTTCACCTCCACGGCGATCGCGGCGACATCGGCATCAGTAAGCACCATCTTCCGTGGAGGATGGTAGGACAAATCGCGCCGCTCGGGGCCAGTGTAAGATTGCAATCCGATGCCCCCTTCAATGATTTCAATTACTTGCGTTTTTTCGTCGCCTCATTAAAAGTGCATTTCTGGGGATATCCATTTGATATCAAGTATCTATAAAATTTCCCTCCCGATTTATTATACCTAAAACCTATAATCAATTAAAACAATTCCCCCGAAATCTGCCCCGCTCCTATCGTCCCGCTTGCCGTAACCTCTTATTTCGATATTGACGGGACCAATTCTCAACGGGCGAGCATAGACCTCGCCCACCACCAGCCCCCCGGTCCCCATGCCCGCACGGACACCGAACTCCTTTTGCACCGCGAAGAACCTCGGCGTTGCCGCCCGGTACTCGATCGATCCCACGCCTACCCCGTCCACGGTACGGAGGATGGCGGACGCGGTACCGCCCGCCGGGGAGGGGGGGATGGTGGCCGACGCGATGACCTGCGCGGAATTGTCCTGTACCGTGGCCGGGGTGAGAACATCAGGTAACTTTTCGGTGTATTTCTTTTTTGGGATGACGGTCACCTTTACCGGCCCCGGCACCTCTACCCTTTCCACATTCGCCGCCGGGTCCTTCGGCTGGCTTGCTGGTTGCGGCGCGTTCGTCCACGGTTTCATCGAATCGGGAGCATACTTGGCGTAGGCAATAAGCCCCGCTACGATCAGGGCAATGACGACCACGTTGTTCGACATCGCAGATGAGCCGATCTTTTTCCAATCCATCGTTTCTCCTATGGCCCGTCAACGAGGTAGGTGCATTCCGCCTTCGGCGCCTCCGCCGTCGATTCATCTTTGAAAAACTCACAGATGTTGATCGGCACCCCGCCGAACCCGGTGGCGATCCCGAAGCACATTCGGGGCGATAGCGGGCAGTCCTTGTGGACGAACGCCTGTACCGCGTGATTCGATAGAGGTTCGTTCGGAGCGAATCCCTTCGGATCGAGGTTCATGGTGTGCCCGCCGGTTTCTCGCCCCATTTGCCAGCCGCCACGACGCTCGCAAGGGAGAGGATGATCCCAACGTGCTCCCATGCGAGTGGGGCCATCTCGCCCTTTTTCACACTGACGGCGGCCCACACGCAGAATACGCCCAGTCCCCAAACGATAGCGAGGACGCGCTTGGAGGACAGGTTCCCGTTGTCGTCGGATATAATCTTACGGATGTCCGCGGCAATCCCCCACTCGTTCATTTCCCGCCTCCCTTCATCTGCGTTGCCGCCTTCTCTTCTCTGATCTCCTGCAAGTCCCGTTTCAACTCGCGGAGCCGCTGCTGGTAGACTCCCCGCCGCTTCTCGGGTAGCTGCGGGCTTTCCAGCCTGTCTTCCAGATCGTTGATGTCCTTCTGTATGCCGCGTTCCTCGAACCGATACTGGCGCGTCTTGACCTCGGACATTCCCTCGGCGAATACGGCGCTCCGTACCCATCGCCCGTCGATCGTGTAGGCGGTACCGATGATGACGGTAAGTGCGATGATCGCGGCGGCGATCTTCTTCAGGTCCATCTATTTCAGCCACGCCCCGAGCATCCCGAGGACGCCTCCGGCGATCAATCCGAGTACAAATCCGGTTACGAACGCCTGATTCATCTTGATCCAGTCGAGGATCTTTGCGCTCATCCCACCCTCCCTCAAAGCGATTACATCTATTGGTCACTATTGGAGACTGTCACTCATTGCCTTGTGATGCCGATGCCGGTCGGCGTCTTCGGCGCGACGTAGGGGACGGCCCACGTGTAATACGGCGCGTACCCGCTCTCGACGCCCTCCGCCGGGATCGTGGAGGTCGCCGACACATAGATGGTCCCTCCCGGCGCCACCCCAAGTGGACCCGTCCACGATGTCCCTCCGCTGGTGATCGTTGCAAACGCCGACCCCCACGTGACATGATCCAGCCCCTTGTACAGTTTCGTGGTGATCGTCGCCTGCGCCGTAGTCGGGATGGCGGAACTATCCGTATACTCTGTCGGGTTGGACCACGTGACCGTCTCCGCCCGGGCGTGCCGGGCGAGCACCAGAACGGCGAGGATGCAGAGCGCGAAAACGAGCAATCGTTTCTTCATTACTTTCCCTCCCACCAGCACGGTATCCCGTAGCCGGATGATATGTTGTCGGACGATATGGACCGCACAGTGACGTAACAGCCGTTGTCTCCCGGGCCGATCCCATAGGCCGCCAGCAGCGCAAGATCGAACGTGCTGACCGGCACGCCCGCGTCGTCAACGCCCGCAAGGGCCGCACGGAGCGTATTGTCGCCCCACACAGCGTTGTCGGACAGGTGGATCTCGTACCATGAGATGTCCCGGCGCAAGTCCAGCGGCGTGTTGTCGGCGTACAGCGGCTCCTGTACCCATCGCAGCGTCTCCGTGTTGTCCACTGGGGCAGGCGCCCCCCCCGGAGATCCGCACGACATGGACAGCAGGCCAAGGAGCGGCAACAGGACGGCGAGGATGAGCGCAACATCCCGCCACAAGCCGTCATCGCCCCCATGCTTGCGGCGGCACTCGGCGATATGCGCCCGGTACGCCTCCCACGTCATCTCCTCGCCGCAATACGCGCAGGTGCAGATGGCGTCTTTCATCCCAATTCCTTCATGGCGAGCATGTTCCCGACGGTATATTTCCAGTATCGGATGCACCGGAGCATCCAGCCCCGCACCGCATATAGCATCTTGGGGCTCTTAAGTATCCGGTCGAGGTAATATTCCTGCCTCAAAAAAATGTACTCCGTGGTGCGCCACAGCACATCCTTATGTTCCCCCGAGTCGTGTAGGAACCGAATGGCTGCGCCGATCCCCGGATTGACGCAGGCGTCGGCATGGTTCACGTCGAGCGGGAAGGGCAGGGAATCACACCCGCCGGGAATCCAGTAGTTCTTCAGGTAGAACTCCGGCAGGTCCGCCAGCGTCGGTTCCTTCCCATCCCTATACATCTCGGGATGGTAGACCTCCGATATCCCATGTACAGTGCGCTTCCCCGGGTCGCGGGAGTCGTTCGACTTGAACCCTTCGTCCTCTCGAAGGTTCGTCAACCAGTCGCGGAAATTGGATCTCATCTACCCTCCTGCAACTGCGCGATCAGCTGGGTGCGGGTCATCTATCCTCCCTTTCGGGGACGAAGGAGATGGCGGGGAAGGAAGCGCGCATCAGAAGTTCTTTCCTATCGTAACAAACTGTGTCGTAACTGCATCATATCTGTAGGTTGCGGAATTCCATTGTGCCGTAAGTAATGTAGTACCAACAACACCACTATCGTAAATAGTTCCAACTGTTACCGTATTGTTATCACTTGATGTTTTCGTGATGGTGAAGTCAACACCTTCTGTATACGACGAACCATGGAAGTATATCGTTTGGTTCCCGGTGGCTGTATTGCAATATACATGCCTCTCATTAACCCCTAATATGGTACTCCCGTTGTCCGTTACTGTTTTGTTAAATATTCCAGCGATGCTAATATTCTTCCCTCCTAATGTCATAACTTGAACAGTGGTTGGAAGGGTAACTGCGGACGACTCTATTGAACCTCCGATGATAGATATAATTCCACCATCTGGATAGGCGTTAGATAAATCAATCGAAGACGTTGCTGTAGATGCGTCTCTGATAGTTAATGGGGTATTGGTCGCATTGTTATATATTAACTTCAATATTTTTGCTGGCACCCAATAGTTATGAAAACTAATATCCAGCCCATTTACCTTCCCTACTCCGATAACCGCTCCAGTGTAATCATAACCCAGCGCATGCCCGACAAGGTAAGCATTTAATATTTTTATATTTGTAGACAAAGCGGGAACGGCCGTTTCTCCTATTAATAATTCATACACCGCTACATTGTCTGCATTGTTGCCTTCCGAATAAATCGCCCCAATCGTAAGACTTGACACATGCGCTCCAATTCTAAACGCCCCCTTATGATTTGCTTCAGAGTAAATGGTGCCTATACTCCAGCCCCATCCTTGCTCAATACTGATGGAATATGCCGATGTAGTTCCAAGAATTTCTCTTGCCGTTACAATGCCAAAAATTGACGCATTGTTCTGATAAAGGTAGATCCCGTCGCCGCATTGGTTCGCGTATATTTTGTTTATCCAAGACCCGTAAGATCTATAAATCTTTATTCCCCATCCAGAAACACCCTGAACTGTTATATTCTCAACGAAACTATGAGTAGTGACATACGCAGTAGTACCCAACACCAAACCATCGGAATCTCCTCCACGAATGACAAAATCGCGAAGGAATATATTCGGCTTATCTTTCGTTTTGCCTCCAACCATGACCGGGACACCTAAGCCGGTTCCGTTTATAATGGTGGCCCAATTATTATCAGTTGAGGGCTCTCCGGTCGTACCGATCCCTGTTATTTTAACGACACCGTTTGTATCTATGAGATCCAAGTTTATTTGAGTTAAGCAAGGGAAATTACCTCTTGGTAAACGAAGGTCAATCCCATTTGGATTGGCGGCTAACGCTGCATTTATAGCGGCTCCAATGTCTGTCGTGATAGTCCCATGCGCCCTCACGTCCACCCACGGACCCTTCGTGATGAGGTCGTTGGCGTACAAGGTCGTGTTGTCGGAGAAGGCGTTGTTATCGTAGTGGCGGGGGATCTTGTGGCCGGTATGCCCACCGGGGGAGACTACAGTGTTGTCCTTGTTTCCCCATTCGATATCTTCCTGAGTGACCTTGCGCTGCTCTACCGCGAACACGGGGGCGAAGATCAGCGAGGAGATGAGGGTGGCGAGGATGAGAGCGTAGAGTCTGCGCATTTACAGCTCCTTTGCCAGAAAGATGAAATCCTCTTCGACCAGTTCCCCGAGCGTCGTCGCGCAGGAATAGGTGATCTTGTACGATTGTCCATCCGTCCCGCCGATGATCTTCGCGGAGACGGTGTTCCCGGAACGTGACGCCGATCCGGACAGCATCCCCGTGATCGCGGGCGGTCCCACGACATCGGAGGTGACGACCACAGAATCAGATAGCCGCGTGATGACCACCGTGGGGGATCCCGTGAGCGTGTCCCCCGTGGCGATGGCATCGCCGGGAGTGAACGTCATCCCATAGATGATTGTTTCCCCGGGCTGCTTAGGGCCGTCGCCGTATCGGATTCCCATGTCGATTACCTCACGCGGAGTAGGTGCGCTTGCGGGGCGTGGCTTCGTAGACCCTTTCGCGAGTCTGCGCGGAGTAGGTGCGCTTGCGGGGCGTGGCTTCGTAGACCCTTTCGCGAGTCTGCGCGGAGTAGGTGCGCTTGCGGGGCGTGGCGGTGTACGTCTTCGACGGGGTGAGGATGGACTCCACCCTCCCAGAGAATGATCCGTACCGCCGTCCCGGGGTCGCGCTCCCGATGAGTTGCGTTACCGCCATAGGTCAGACGATCACGTAGGTATCGGCCAAAGACGCCGCGCCTGTCATGGCGTCGAATGTGATCTTGTCCGTCGCCGGGTCGAATGCTGTAATCGCGCTTGCCTGGTATTTCAGCGTGCCGCTGGTGAAGATGACGATTCTCCCGATCCAGAAATCCGTCGCCGCTTGCGTCAGCGCGGAGTCGATCAGCGTGGTAGCCGCCGTCGCTCCGGTCACGGAACCGATGTAGATCACTCCGGCGGATGCGGCGAGGTTCGTCGCTGCCGCGGACACCCCGGCGATGGCCGAAGCGTTGGAGTCCATGCGGCCACCTACGAGCGCGGCAGGGATTCTTCCGTCGAGAGTTGTACCGGTGTCCGTCAGGATATTGTCCGTCGTGGTCGGAAGGTTCGCGGCGTCCAACTCCGCAAGGCGCCCTTCCGTGCAGACGCTCGCAAGTGCCGCGCTGTCTGTCCCGCGCATGGCGGCTCCGTCCAGTCCAGCGACATCTACCGCGATGACATCGGCCACGTTCGCCAACTTCCCGCCGGTTGCCGCGTCGAGTTCGGACAGGCGACCCTCTGTGCAGACGGAGGCAAGAGCGGCGGAATCAGTTCCCCTCATGGCCGCGCCATCCAACCCGGCAACGTCTACAGCGATGGCGTCGATGTCGGTCCATAACTGTGCGCCCGCCTTGCCCGCTCCATCGTGACCTGTAACCAGTTCATCCCATACCGCATCTGCGATGGTGGCCGCCGTCGGATCGTTGAAATTCGTGTTAGCCGTCAGGATACGCGCCGCCGTTCCCCACACTTTGTCGGCTTGCGCTTGCGGCAGGACCACCCCATCAGTCCCGGTGTCCAACAGGATTGCCGCTGTATCCGACTTCACCGCCGCCACGTCCGTATGAATATCGGCCAGCCCGCCGATAGCATCATCCAGCAGATCCGTGTCGGCCTGGATAGTGTCTACAACCGTTTTCAGCGTGTCCAACGTGGCCGTCTGCGCGACTCCGTTCACCTTCGTCACGTTCGCGGCCATCTCCGATCCGACGATTGCGATCCCGGAAGCCGCGCCCGCGACCGCGTCCGGGATGCTGTTGATGGTACCGGTAGGAAACGCCTTGTTGAAGAACTTCGTGAACGCCGCCGCGATCTGTCCCGCCGTTTCCGTGAGGGCGGTGCCCATCATTCCGAACACGGATGCCTTAATAAATCCGTCCGCTCCAAGCGCGGCTGGTATTCTTCCGTCGAGCGTTGTACCGGTGTCAATGAGAATCGCCGCAGTGTCCACTTTCATGGCTATGATGTCTGCCGCTATGTCTGTTCCAGCCGCGTTGGTGATGACGGCTGCGTAGATTTCCGCCACCTCCGTTGACACCAGCGGGAACGAGTCGCCGGTTTGCGCCGTGGAAGTCGCGGCGGTGCCAACGGATGCAAGGACAGTAACTCCGGCCGCGCAGGTGACAGCTTGCGTCTTTATCGTCTCAACGTCTACCTTCAGTTTCGCCGTCCCGCCCGCGTATCCGGTGCCGTCGAACATAAGTTCGCAGTTGTCTGCCGCTGTGGCGTCCGTGGATATCTGCCTCACGTTCACGTCGTGCAAGCCCGCCGTCGCCGGGGCTGAAATTGCCGTTCCGAGTAATTGCGTCTCGTCGGTCTGCAATAGGTCCGATCCCGCAACAAGCGAATCGTACACGTTCGCAGGAAGGACCATGAAGTCCTTGTAAACGGCAAGCGCCCCGGTAATGTGCGCCCAAACGCGGAGAGTCCCGACCGTGTTGGTATCCGTAGTATCGAGCACGCAGGTATAATGCGCGTTTGCCCCCGTCCCTGTAAGCGCGGTTGCCTCAGTCTTCGCGGTCAATGCTCCACCAGCCTTTGAAAGAAGGACGCTCGCGGCTGCGATGGTGAGAGCGTTTTCCTCCGTATTGCCGTCCGCGGAATCGACGAAAGGACCGAGTCGGAACGTGTACGCTGTACTGACCTTTAGGTACATATTAGTTCCCCGCTAAAATGTTCAGATGGTGCATGAATACGGGTATCGCACTCCCGCCCGCCTCCGTATATGTCACCAGAACGCTTAACGCGGATATCCGTATATCGTTCGATCCTGCGGTGCGTTGAATCTTTATCTGAAGATTATTTACGTCGCCTTGACTAAGCGAAAGGCCAGAAACCGTCCTCGTATATTCCGTGTAGGATATTTCGTTGAGGACTATGTTCGTTCCGATTTGCGTCCAGTCGGTTCCGTTCAGGGAGTACGATACCTGCATCGTCTCCGATGACCCTATAGGCGATTGAATCCTTAGATAGACGGTAAGATCAGTAGCCGTGTCTCCCGCGCCCATGGCGGCGACGTTCGCCATCGTGTAAATATCGACGTTGCCAGCATTCGCGTACAATGCGTCCGACGATGCATCATTGTAACTTCCGTACGGGTCATCGACTCTTAAATAGTGATTTGTCCCTACATTGTCCGTGTTTACTTCAATCCATGCTATTGCCCCGTCGCCCGCCGGATAGATACGCTCAGTCGCCACTACCTTGCCCCCCACGGGCGGGGCGTGCGGAACAAGAAGGAGTTAAAGGAAAGCATCATAACGCCGCCTTGAACTGCTCCCGCGTGACGGGAGGTTTCCCTTCGAGGACGCGCAGACGGTTCTCGTGATTGAACGCAGCGAGGAATGCCTTGCGAAGGAACGCATCGAGATCGGCCTTCGCTTCCTGCGCTGCTATCTCTTCGGCGGGCGGAGGCACGGCCACGGGAGCGCCGTCGACCAACTTGATGAGGCGCAGCGAAACGCCAACTATCCCGGGCGCCTCGTCGACTACCGTCGCACCAGGCACGTCCGGCACCGCATCCCCGCTGATCCGCTTCACGCAATTCCCTTCGACGAAGATAAGTTTCACCTAAACCTCCTGCCGGATCGCCATCGCGGTGAGATAGTGTTCCGACGCCGTACCGACTGCGTAAGTCCACCAGGTTGCGGATGCATAGATAGCGTACGTGCCCAATGGCAAAGCAAGCGTCACGGTGAGCCGTGAATTGCCTGCGCTATCCCTTAGATCGATAATGACATCCCCCCCGCCCGCGACACCCACCTTCGCACCGGATAGGGATACCCATGTGTTGTCCAGTGCGGTAAACACGACGGAGGACAAGGAGGTCGCTATATGGATGCGATCCGCAGGACGATCCTCACTCGCGGCTGTCTCCGCATATCCCACGACGCTCCCTATACTTGTGCCTATTGCCACATCGTCGAAGTACGTAGACCCCGCCGTCGTGTCGTCGTTCTTGCAGCCGGTCAACCGGATCCTGAAATACCGTGCATCGGCGGGGGGGGTTACGGAGTAATGTTTCTGCGTGGCCGTGGTGGGGTTTGTGGCCGCGTTTGTGTACAGGTTCGTCGTGGACAGATATCCCTTCGCCTTGTCATAGAAGAGGATATCCACCAGATTATTTACGTCCGCCGTCCCCCACATGACCCATCGCAACACTACCGGGCGGACCTCGGAGCAGAGAATATAATCATCATTTTCTATGTACCCTCCACCGTTCCCGGAGCCACCGGGAGAGGTGAACTTGATCGCCTTCGCGCCGTGCGCCGGAGCGGTAGTTTCGATGGCGAAGGACCCGCCGGTGTAAAGAGTGCGAGTCCATCCGTCCGGTATGCCGTCCGCGTCCGTGTCGTTCTCGAAGGAGCCGTTCTGGAGGGACCCGCTTGACCCGGTGCCGCTTCCTCCTGCGGAGTTGTAGAGATGTACGAGGTTGTCGATGAACGTGTCGAGCCACGACTTCGGGATGCAGTCGCCGACGGCCCGCTTTGCGATATCAGTCCACGCCATCGACGCCCCCTATACCACGATGAAAGTATTGAACGATTCCGGGTCCGTCGCGTCCGCGAACCCGTTGTCATCGGAGATATACCCGACGTTCTGCCGCGCCCATGCTTTCAGGTCGTCCGACCACGTATCGTCCCATGCCGCGGCGGTCGCTCCGCCAAGGGAGTCCGGGAACACGGGCGCATCGTCCGACAGGAACCCGGCCTGAACGCCGAACCCGTGAAGGTTCCCGACGACCAACTCCACCCGGAGCGTGTTCGACAGGTTCCGCTTTACCTCCAGGACCTCGAATACCTGGTTGATCCCGTGCCGCTCGTAGACGATTCGGATCTGCTGCGCGGGCAGGATCGGCCATCCTCGATGAGATACAGCGGCCTTGTAGACCCGGCGCCGTTCCCCTTTCTGCCTCGCTTCCCGCTGCGCCCACGTAAGCGCATCGCTCATCCGGTCGCACGGTACGTCCTCGTCGAGCAGGACCGCCGCTGTTGCTCCCTGGAGGTATTGCGCCTCGGCCCTCTCGTAGAGGACAACCTGCGGATAATCCTGCTGCGCCCGGCGCTGGTACGCCGCCCGCACGGAAGAGACGATCTCTTCGGCGGTCACGTCCTCGACGAAGGAGAAGAGGTCGCCTTTCGATTCGTCGAACGTCTCGACGGAATCTCCCGGCTCCGGCTCGAATACTTTATACCGATAGACCCCGGAGGCGTCCGGGAACAGGTACGATCCGGCCAACCCGTTGATCCGTTCGAATATCTTCGTCGCATCTTCGGCCTTGTTCAAATAGAGCGACACGCGACGGGCGTTGACCGGATTCCCGTCCGGGTCCGTGCCGAGATAGAGACGCCTTGCCGATTCGGTAAACGACGCCGCGTGAATCTCCGATTCCGCGACCCCGAGGTACGTCGTCTGAATGTCCTCTACGACATCCGCATCGTTGTCCATCAGGTCCCCGGCGGTATCTACCCTTCCAGAGAAATCCACCGCCACCGACGCCTGTCGATCCCAATCGTCTACTGAGAGAGTGAACTCCCCGTTCGCCTCGTCCGTCGATGCGAACGCGACATCCGTCCAGGCTTCCGTCGTGCCGTCGAACACGCGGCAACCCGTAAAATCCTTGACGGCGTGACCGGCCACCTTGAACTTCAAGAGGGGCAGGTCGATACACACGGGCCGCACGTCGTAGATGACCCCGTAGGCGATCTGGATCGGATCCCCGATGGAGTCCTCTTCCATGTTCGGATACGTCGTGCGTCCGTAAAAATCGGCCGGGATCTTCTTCTTTAAATCCTTGCGCTTGTCCTCCAGTTGCAGGACGAACGCCCGGTCCTTCTTCGACCACCCGGAGACGCGGAAAACGCCGATCGTGTCGAAGTCCGCGTAGGCGCACTCCGCGCGGGCGAGACGGGAACCGAGGGTAGACGACGGCGCTTGGAACCCGTCCAGCGGCTCATCCGATAGGAACCCGTCCTCTCCGTCGTTCGACAGGAACCCGTCCTCCAGCGACAGGTCGGGCGTCCGGTAGAAGAGGGGATCGTCAGCCCCCATCTTCACCGTAGCCGTGCCCGCATCCCACTGGAGGTCCGAGAGCGCATCGAAGAACCCGTCCCCGTTGGCGAGTTCCACATTCCCGGTGCCGAGTACGCCGGGCCTCCCAAACTCCCGCTCGATCTTCATGGACAGAGACGGGAGCGCGGTCAGGCGTGGGTCGTAATAGATCCCGTTGTAGATGCGACCCGTGTCGGAGAAGCAGAATTGAATGATGGCCTGAAGCGTCAGTGTGTACGGGGACACAGACCCGGTGCAGCAGACATACACCCGGCCCGCGGCCTGATCCCAGTACCACTGGCCGGCGGAGAGAGAGGTCGACGCCCCCTCGGTCAGCGATGCCCCGTTTTCGCGCATGTCGGTAACAGCCCGAGACGGCCCGGCAACCGTAGTCGCGTAATAGACCGATCCGGCGTCGAGCGTCCAATGCCGAAGATGCTCCCCGGCGGTCAGTTCGAGGAGAACAACTTTCTTCAGGTTCGGGTATGCGAGGCGGCCAGTGAAGACGCTCATGCTTCCTCGGCCATCTCAAACCCGACCGACCACTTATATCCGCCGTACGTGTGCTCGATCTTCTGCGCGGACAGTTGCTTGAACTTGCCGTAATATAGCAGGTCGTATCCCTTGTTCGTCGGGTCGATCGACAGGAAGAACGGAGTGTGCGTCCCTACCGTATCGGAGAGGGACTTGAGCAGCGTCGCCTGAGTGTCGTCGATCCAGTAGAACGACCCCTTGATCTCGTTATAGATCGGCTTGATCTCGGAGAACGTCTGCCCGCCAAGCGCGCGGTCCGTCTCCGACAGGTCGACCGGCTTGATCTCGGCATCCCCGTACCGGAAGGACTGGGTACATTCTACGTACGGCCCGAGGAACACGCGCCCGATGTCCCGCGTCTCCCCCGCGGCCGACTTCGTGAAGATGACTCGCCACCAGCGATACGTCTGCTCCGCGGAGAGGTACAGGACCATCGTCCCGGCGTTGAAGGTGATCGTCTCGTCGACGGAAGGGCTGCCCCAAGAGTCCGTCGCGTTCCCCTGTAACTTGATCGTGGTGTCCGACGCGGTGAGCGTGTGATCCAGCAGAATTACCGCCTGCACCGCCTGCGCTGATCCAAGATCGAATTTTATCCATTCTGCGGCGGCACTAACTCCCGTTCGGTACACCTTGCCCCGGTGCGGGTGCTGGACGTTTGATGCGGGCAGGTCTGCGGCTTCGGACCCGGCGGTGATAACCGTCGCAGAAAGGTCGATGAGGTTGTCGTAGAAAATCCTCACGCCGGAACGAGCCTCAGCGTGCCGGTGCGTCCCGCCTTATGGAACCACTGCGCCAGCACTTCTCCGTCGAGTTGGAGGATAATCGACTGACCGGCGCCGCCGCCAGACAGCGGTACGACCGCCTCCGGCCCCTTCTCGCCGATGAGGGCCAGCGTCGGGCGGTTCACAATGCCCCCTTCGGCCAGTTTCGGAACCGCGAGGGCCTGCGCGAGGGCCACGGTGGACGCCAGCCCCGCCGCTGCCGCAACCGATGCACTACCGAGGGTTGCAATCTCAACGAGAGCTGCCGCTGGAGCCCACGCCGCCGCGACCGCCGTCCCGGTGGTGATCGCCGCCGCTATCTCCGCCGCCTGGAACGTCTTCCCCATCGCCGCCATGAACAGGCGAGAGACAAGCCACTTGGCGACGTACTCCGTGATGATGGAGAGCATCATCTTGCCGAGGTTCTTCAGGACGTCCATGACCGCCATCGTTCCGGTGATCAGTCCCTGCAGGGAGGAGGATATCCAGTTCTGCATCCCGCCGTAGAGGGAGGCGGCGGAATCCGCGATGGCGAGGTTGGCGTCCATCCACGCCTGCTGGTACAGTGCGATCCACGACTGATTCTCCGCGAGGGTAGTCTGCGTTGCCCCAAGGTCGGAGTTCATCGTCTGGATGGCGAGGGAGACGTTCCCGTAGGCTTGCGCGGCCTGCATCGCGTCGTCGAAGAGGAAGGGGGCGGCGGGGCCACCACCGATGCCCATCTCGGCGGCGAGAGCCTCGTGGTCAATCTCGCCCTGCTTCGCCACGTTCGCGGCGTGAATCTTCATCCAATCCGCTTCGAGTTTCTGCCGCTCCTCGAATCCCTTGATGTCCTCATCGGCGGCTATCTTCGCCAACTCTGTCGCGTCGCCGTAAAAGGACGCAAGGGCTTCGGACTGGGCTCCGAGGAGTTTCAGGATCCGCTTCGCGCCTTCCTCGCGGGTCTTCGTTTCCTCGGCGGCTGCCTTCTTGATCGCCTCGATGTTCGGGGCGGCCTTCTTTTGAGCGTCCGGATTAGAGACAAGGATATCGGCGATCTTCCCCTGCTTTATCCCGCGGCTTCCGGGAGACAATTCTCCGCCGAATATGCGGACATAGAACGCCTCGATAGCTGGCCCGTGTTTCTCGATCTCGGCCCATACCCCTTTGATCCCGTCTACCAGGTCGACCAGCAGCATCCCGGCGGTGGACTTGGCGGCCATGCCGATCTTGTCGATCGTGTCGCCGTAATCGTCGAGTTTCTTGATCTGATCCTCGGAGAGGGCTACCCCCATCGCCTTCGCTTCGTCCTTCAGCCGCGCAATCCCCGCCGCCCCCTCCGACAATACCGGCAGAATGTTCGCTCCGCTGCGCCCGAAGATCGCCATCGCAAGGGCCGTCTTGTTCGCACCGTCCTCCATCCCGGCGAAGGCGTCTGCAAGCCTCATGAAGATTTCGTTCGGGGAAAGGGACTTCAACTCCGACATGGAGATCCCCATCGCCTTGAACGCGATCGCTGCGTCGGATGTCGGATTCTCCGCCTCGGCGATGGACTTCGCCATGAACTTGAAGGCGCCACCAAGGTCCTCGAACTGCACCCCGGAGAGCTTCGCCACGTACTGCAACTTCGACAACTCCGACGCGGATACGCCGAATTTCTTTGACGCATCGTCGAGGTCGGACCCGAGCTGGATGGCGGATCTCGCAAGGTTCGCCAGCGCCCCCACCGACACCAACCCCGCGAGGGATCGGCCGATGGAGTCGACGACGGACTCCATGCCCTTCAGCCCCTGCACGGAGGACGTGATAGCGCGGGTAGTCTGGTCGTTGCCTCGGATGACCAACTCAACGATGTTCGCCATCTATCTCCCCTTACCCCGCTTGCCTGTTTTCTTCCGGCCCGATACCTGCCCGAAGATGGAGTCGAGTTTCGCCGGAAGTTCCATCCCGTCGTCCACGTACGTCGTAAGCGTCACAGGACGGCCCTTCTTCAAGGACGCCTCGTACTTAATTCCGATGGCGAAGATGATGTTGTTCAGCGAGAAAGCGTCGAGGTCCAGGTCAAGTATTTCCGTCGGAAGCTTCCCGTACCGCTTCGCCATCGCGTCCAGCGTCACCTGGAGAGGCTGATTCTTCAGGAAACCTGCGGATGGATGTGCCTGCCTCCGCGTTCATGTTGTTTAAGCCGGAGATGGCGTCCACGATGAACTTATGATCCACCGGGTCAATCTCATGCACGGATATCTCGTCGTCGGAGCACTCCCTCGGCGACTTGTCCACCAATTTAATGGACACAACTCCGTTGATGAGGACGGCGTTGTTGATCCGCTTCGACAGCCCCGGATCAGCCTTCATCGCGGCCTCGACCGCCGCCTTGTCGCCGCTACGGATTGCCTCCTGGAACGTAAGCGGTATTTCCCCGGCGGAGAGGAAATCCGAAGCGGATAGTTTTCGGATCTCCATCTCCCCGCCGGATGGAAGCGTAATGACCTTACGAAGACGCTTGCGATACTCGGACGCCTTGAGCATCAACCCTCCTTATGCGTAGATTCGAATTCTGTTCCGTTGGGGTTGCCCAATGGCAGTTATACGGGGTGTAGTTCCCGTCTGGGTCTTTCCTGTCTATGGTCCCGCCTAAGGGGCGCTCACCCATATCGGCCAAGAATTTCTCGAAGTCGTTGATCCAAAGATCACAAACCTCAATTCCCCTGCCACCGTAATATTTGTAAGCATTATGTTTTGGATTAAGGCATCGTTGCTTCATTGCCATCCAGGCGCCACAAGTTGGACTACGATGGTTTTTCCCATTAGCGGTTGTGTGACCATGCACTCGTGCCTTCAGGCCAGCAACCCCACACACGCCGCACTGTTTACTGCGTTCACTCCGTAAATTACTTGCCGTGACTACTGATTTGCGACCACAGGCACATCTGCAGAGAAAATATGCTCCATCCTTCTTTATCCCCTCTGGCTTAGGCACCCGATTCACGACCGTCCACCTACCGAATACTGTTCCAACCTCAATGGTCTTAACCGTTCTCATTTCACACCTCCGATAGTGCCCGATTAATTATGCGCGGAAGTAAGGCTCGGATGACCTTACTTGTCGGGCCGTCGCCCTATCCGCGCTTATTTGAGGTCAGGCATAGGTAACAACCCCGTCGATGAGGATCTCGGTGGAGCCGGTGACGATGGAGTCGACCCCGAACTTCTCCGAGAAAGACATTACGAACCCGGCGAACGTTCGCGTCTCCCCGTTGGGATATGTCACTTTGAAATTCTTCTGAGTCTGGTTGGTCTTCGCCGCTCGCATCGCCGTCTGTCCAGCGTCGGCGTCGTAAATCTGGATCTCAAGTTTCAGGGAGCCGAAGTCCTGCAACCCGACATCCTTCTCCACAGCGGTCGATGCGAGGTTGGTCTTCGTGATGACGGCACTGGTTCCGTCGAAGCCATCGCCGGAGACGATCTCTCCGACCTCGGCCCATGTATCCGGCGTGGCGGTCCCGTCCGAGGTGTAGGTCAGCGTCAGTCCGTTCGTGCCGACGAGAACGAACGTGTTGGTGGTCACGTCGGAGATGACATAGGTGTTCCCGTTCAGGTACGTCGCCATGCCCGTGCCGACCACGCCAGCGATCGCCACCACATCCCCATTTACCAGTCCGTGCCCCGCGCTGGTTACGATCATCGGGGAGGTCGCAGAGATGCCCGTGATCGTCTTGGCCCCCCCCGCCGTGCTGGAAATCTCCAGGATTGTCCCCTGGGCATTCTGCGCGTTGCTTGCCATTTTATTTTCCTCCTACGATTCCGAAAGTTTCGAGGTTGTGTACTGGACCTGAAAGTGCATCAGCGACCGGAAAAATGTCCGGTCCGCCTGTATTCGTACGGTTTCCGTGGGTGTACTCTGTACTGTGCCGAGGGCCAGTCCGCCCCATGTCGTGTCGGTGCCGACGGCTTTCCTTACGTCCTCGATGTGCTTTCGCATCGTCCGCCCCGTGGCGGCGGCTTCGTGTGCGATCTCCACTTCAAGGGACAGGTCGTGCCTCTCGTCGCCCTTTACATTCATCCGGGAAGGGTCGTCGATCGTGTCGCGGATGTGGATGGCTGGAAGTTCCGCCTGCTCCGTGGGGACATACCCGCCGCCGCCTTCCGTGACCACCTTCGGGCGCCACTCGAATACGTTGGAGCCGAGGTTCGAGTAGTACCCGCCCGTCGAGAGGATACCCGCCATCCGGGTCATTACCGCCTGCACGATGAGATCGCGTTTCAGAGGCATTTATGGATCCCTCGACAGGATCAGGACGGTGAACACATCCCCGTCCGGCTGGACGTCGACGACGTACCAGGTCACGTCGTTGATTTCGAGCGTATCGCCGCGGGCGGCGTCCACGACATCCGGCGCTTTGCAGGTTGCGCCGGGAGAAGACGAAGATACACCGGCCTCCCCGACTCCCTGCGCGGCGAAGTATGGATTCTCGAACGCCACCTTGATCGTCTTCCCCTGGCCGCCGGAAGGGTTATAGGTCGCCTCCACTGCGAAGGCGTCCGTGTTCAGTACATCGTCGGCGAAGGCGTCAAGGTCGATCATGGCGATCCCCTACGGTGTCGGTAAGTATTGCGGGTGCCCAAGAATGGCTGCGGCGCTGAACGCGGCGTTATCGGTGTTGGCTGCGGGCGTGATCCGGAGTTTCGTATATCGCTTCGTCCCGCCGTACGCGATCACCTTCGCGGTGTTGTCGTCGGTGGCGGCGAACGTCGCTCCGGCGATGGTTCCGACGAGGTCTATGCCCGAGACCGCAGCGCCATCAGACAGAACATCGTTGTCCCCCGCGATGATCGACGGAGTCAGGGTGACATCCGAATCCGCGAGCGTCCCCGTTACGATGACGTAGGTGACGGACCGATACCCGCGGCCATCGATGATCGACCCGTCGGTGTTGTCGTTGTTGGAAACCAGGGCGTTCGCGATCGACTTTCTCACGGCGATCGAGTGAACCAGGTCCGCCCCGAGAACGATCACGGGGATCAAGATCAAGGCCGCGATCAGCGCGGCGATATATTTCCTCATCACTCTGCTCCCTTCTTTCCTTTTTTCGGCTTTCCCTCCGGAGCGGCTACGGCTTCCCCATCGGCGATCTGGCCGGGCGGCGCGGTGGATACGACGGCATCTTCATCGACCGGGGCGGGCGGCGGCGGCTCCACGTACTTCTTCGCCAGCCCCATCCCGATCCGATCGTTCGCGATCCCGTTGGTCGTATCAACGATGTCTCCGGGGAAGTATTCCTTCCCCTCGACCCTGCATCGGCTGATGATCTCTATTTTCATGGACGACTCCTTGCCCGAAGGGGGCAGTCTGGCAATTAGACTGCCCCCCGTCCTGGTTGAAAACGCCATGTCGTTACGACAAGTCGGTGGCGAGAGTGAACGCGCCGGCCTGCCGGACCGCCACGTCCACGCTCTGGTAGCCGACGATGCGGATCCCGCCGGAGGTCGAGAGGGACTTGTCGTCGACGTTGATGTCGAGGACGCCCCACTCGCCGATGATCGCCTGCAGGAAGTCCCCGAAGAACAGATACGCCGCGGTGATCTGCGTCGAGGTGAGCACCGGGAACCCGGCCATCTTGTCGTCGTCCCCGCAGAGGTAGACCGGATATCCGGCCGTCCCCTTCTCGCGGGTCTTGAGGACCCCCCAGGAGGTCGGGTTGCAGACCCAGTTCATGCCGGGCTTCTCCGCGTTCGCGTTCATGACGTCCGTGAGGGCGCTGATGGCGAGGATCCAGGAGAACGTCGCCCCGGTGAACGCTCCGGACGCCGCCGTCGCGATCCCGGTCGGCTGGCCGTTCGCCCCGGTGCCGTGGAACACGGCGAGGTCGATCATCCGTGCGAGGACCTTGACGAGGCTGTTCAGGATGATGTTGTCCGCCGCCGGCGCCGACTGCTTCATCAGGTTCCGGGTGATGTCCACCCAGGCGGCGACGTTCTTCAGGGAGAGCGTCACCTGGCCGACGGTCCCCTGGCTCTCCGTCGGGGGGTTGCCTTCCGTCTCGATCCAGTACCCGGTCGGGTCCGCGGTCTCCTTCGGGATGGCAACGTTGCCGACGAGGCCGGACATGATCTGCACACCGGCGGCGGCGGCGACGAGCTTCGACCGGAGCAGCTCGATGAACGACCCGGCCATGTGCTGCGTGCCGACGAGGAACCCGCCGGCCGTGTCGGTGGTGATGTTCATGTCGCGCTTGTTGCGAGGCGCGGTCATGATGTCGTATGGCAGGTAGAAGGACCGCGACTCCGCCCCCACCTGCTTCGCGACCGTGTCGGAGCACTCCTTCTCGAATCCCGCGTCCCGCCAGTCCTTGGTCGTCGCGGCCCGGATCGCCCGGAGGATGCTGTACCGCTGCGCCTCGTTGCTCGTGAGCCCGATCTCCCCCAACGGCGTATACAGGGGCTTGGACCCGGTCCCGTCGTTGATGCGGTTGAGGACGATGCCGCGGAACTGCTCGATGGTCGTCCCCTGCACCTCCGCCATGTCCACGATGCGGGCGGGAAGGTTGTGGCGGTTGGCCAACTCGCGGATCTCCTTCATACGCGCCCGTTCCTTCTGGGTTGCATCGTCGGCCGCCTTGTCGCGGTCCGCCTTCATTTCCTTCTCGACTTCCTCGATCGTCCTGGTCTCGGGCATTTTCCTTTCCTCCGTTTCGATGATTGCTGCGCTGATTTCCAGTGGAACTTTCCTCTCGCCTTCCTCCTGCCCCTTCACACCCCCGGCGGTTCGCCCGACGCCGACCGTCGGGTCCGCAGGGACCGTGACAAATGAGCATTCATAAGGCTCCCAATCCGTGATCCGATAGACCGGCAGCTTTTCCAGAGCCGCCATCTCCATCAGTTCAGGAGTCATTTCTTTCGGGGCAACTTCCTTCATGAAGTGGATCTCGTAGCCCACGGACACGTCCTTGAGGATTCCGTCCTCCACGTCCTGGAACCTCTCCGTGGCGGCGGGGGAGCGGGAGAATCTGGCCGTGCCTCGGCCCATCTTGTCGTCGTCGCAACGGCATTCCTCCATGATGCCCAGGTGCTCGTCGCGGTTATGGTTGAACAGGAGCGGGATGCCCATCTTCGCCCGGTCCATCCGCATCGCCTTCCTGGAGTGATCGAGAATCTCGATCCCCCACCAGCGAACGTACGGAAGCTCAGACGAGAAGGCGAGATCGACCGTCCTTTCCGTTGCCTTTACCGTCGCCCGGTCGAGGCTGAACGTCCTCTTCGGAGGGTCCTTCTTCAAGATCCCCATCAGTTCCTTGATTTCCATCGCTCTTTCCTCCGTATTCGAGTTCAAGCCCGTACTCCGCCGCGAGCTCCTTCTCCGCCTTGAGTTCCTGGTACAGTTCCTCGATGTCCCCGCCGTTCTCCGCCACCACCTGAGTGGCACTCTTGAACCCGGACTTCACCGCCTCCTGGTACGCCTTCACTTCCTCTAGCGGTTTCACCCATCCCCACCGCCTGCCGACCCACACCGGAGAGTTGAACTTGTCGTATTTCGCCTTCGGAAGGTTCACCGCTCCGGTCAAGAGGGACATGTAAAGCCACTCGGAATAGACGCGGTTCATGAACATCTCTATGAACCACGACTGAAGGCTTTTCCATGTTTCCCGTTCCTCCAGGAGTCCAGCGCGGATCGAGGAGAAATTGACCTCCGTCAGATCGTTGGAGAGCGACGAAAAGGAAACGCCAAGGCCGGACGAGATCCCGCGCAGGATCGATTTCACGAATGGATCAAACTGCGCCTCCGGGTATTTAGGATCGAAACCCTGAAACTCCTTGTCTCCGATGTCCTCGAAGGTCCCCGGCTCGCACGTGATGGTCTTGTTACCCGATGCATCGACCGCGTCGCCCTCGTAGCTGTCTCCGTCCCCGGAAGAGTTACGGAAGAATCCGAGCTTGTTCGCACCTGCCCGGGCGTTGATGATCGCGCCCTCCACGTACCCCTTCAGGTCGTGAAGCGACAGCATCGCGGGAGCCATCCACGATACGCCGCGGGTCTGGTCCGCGCGCTCAGGGTCGAAGACGTGGATCATGTCTGAGGCCGGAACGATCGTTCGGGGGCCTGAGGGAACGATGTACCCGTAAACATCGACTCCCTTTGGTCGCTGGCTTACGTGGTACGCCACGGGTCGCCGCCACGCGTCGGTCTCGACACCCATCCGGACGACGTTCCCATTCGGGAGTTCCGTGCTGTATTTCTCGTCGATCCAGTCCGGCTCAACAAGCTGAAGAGAGAAGGCGTATTTGTTGACGTTCTGCCCCCGGACAAGCCGAACGAACGCTTCCCCGTCCCGCGCCACCGTCTCGACGATGACCTCCTGCGCCTTCCGGAAAGAGAGCTGGCCCGTGACCGTGGCGGTACGGGGCTGACCCCAATCGTAAAAGGCGTTCTCCAGGATCGAATTTGCGAGTCGGTCGGGCGTGGGCTTCCCGTCAATATAGTTCGTCGCCTTCACCTGGAGCTTGAATCCCTCGCTGCCGACGACGTTCTTTCGAACCGCACGGAGATAGGCCCTGACGTATTCGTTGTTCTGCGAAAGATCCCTGGCCCGGGAACGAACCTTGACGAGTCCGGATCGTATGTCCTGATCGATGGATGTAGCCCCGGTGATCCAGTCCGCGGTAAGGCGTCCCATCTTCGCCGCTGCATAGGCACGACGGCGGGGCGGTCCCGGAGAACCCTGGAGAACGAATCGCAGGCGTTCAAGAAATCCCATCACGCGCTCCCGAATTGGATTCCGACGATGGAACTCTCGCCTTTCTCCTTACTAACGACCCGCCGGTAGATAGACCGCCACCGCTCCAGTTCATCCGGCTTCAGATACTGGATCGCCTTCCCGTTGATGGTGAGGGACATCTCGGCGCGGGTGGCGCGACCCTGCAAGGTGGCCTCGATGCCGGTGAGCATCTTCTCCGCGTGCGACCGAAAGTCCGCCGAGGAAGATGCCGCCGCGACATTCGGCTTGATCGTCACCCTCCCCGTCGCGACCGTGTACCGCTCCAGCGTCCCGCCGGATCCCTTCTCGACGTAGGCGGTCCACTGCCAGTCCCCGGCGGCATAGGCGGTCGACACGGCGGGGGCGACCGATACGGCATGATCGGATCCTGAAGCCGATGCCGTGATGCCGATGACGGCCTGGCCATACTTCCAAAGCGAATACTTCAGCGTCCACGTCGTCGCTGGATAATCGGCGAGGGAGTCTGTCCAGGCGATGGTATCTCCCGCGGTGATCGTGCTCGGAATATTCATCGGCGCTCCTTACCACTTGGTTGCGGACCAACCCTTTCGGGGCACACGCATAGGAACCGGCATCTCTGTGCCTTGCGTCTTCGGTCCCTCTTCTTCTTTCCCTGGTTTTTCTTTTTCCACCTGCCGCTCGATGTTCGACGCCAGCCGGTCCCAATCCCGGATCTTCAGTAGGTCCAGCGCAGCGTGCGAATACACGAAACAATCCAGTGGTTCATTCCGCGCGCGGACCTTTACCCACTCCTCGATTTCCTTCCCGCGCACCTTCCGGATGACTCGCTTCTCCGCAGTCAACCCGGAGAAGTAGTCCTCACCGACCGACATGGGGAAATGCATGTATCCCGGGCCGAAGTCGGGAAGCATTACCCTGGAATAGATCAACGACTTGCAGGTATCCACGCCGACCAGCCCCAGTTTGATCCCGGCCTTGTTGCGCTTCTCGGAGATCCGGATGACCGGGAGTCCTTTGCCCCCCTGCCCCTTGACCGCGTAAACGCGACGATGCTCGAGACTGCGGACGAACTTGTAGACCTGACTGGTCGCGTGACCCGAATCGACGCAGCCCGCCGCGATCCGCAGGGACAGGCCCAACTCCTGATCCCACGAGCGATCCAGGAGGATTCTCAGGTCCTCCCACACCTTCAGGTCTGTTTCCGGACTCCCGCGGAATATGGCGTATTCGATCAGCCAGCTTTCCTCGTGCTTGCCCCATGCGTCGACGGATGCCTCGATGCGGTCTGCCTGAATGTCGACGCCGATCGTGAGGACGAGCCCGCCCGCCGGAATAGAGGCCGGGTACTTCTCGCGCCGGGAAAGGAGCGTCCCGTCGTCGATGACGAGTCCTTCCTCTTCCCATACTTCGGCGAGCTTCGTATTCGTCCATACTTTCAGCGCGGAGACGTCCCGGGTCTTCCTGGCGTCCAGGAACTCCTGCGCGATGGCGTCCCATGAGAGCCAGCCGAGCGGCGAATAGAGGGAAGAGAGGAAAAACCCCGCGGGCTTCCCGCGCCCAGGCGCCTCGGCGATCCACCGCCCGGATTCGAGCATCCAGGTCTTGTACCGCTCATCGATCGGTTCGCCGCAATGCTCGCACTTATAACGGACCGGACTTGTGAGCCGGTACTTCTCGTCCTTCTCGAATACGATCTGCCCCCACTTGAGCCACTGCTCACCCTTGCAGAACGGGCAGGGGACGAAATACCGACGCTTGTCGGATAATTCGTACCGCCTCTCGATCCGGGACCGCCCCGCCTCCGTTGGAGTCGATGTCTCGAAAATCTTCTTCCGGGAAGAGAACGTTGCCGTACGCGCCTCGGCCAGCCCGCACGGGTCGCCTTCCCCGCCGCAATCGTCGGGGTATGGGTCGATCTCGTCCATGAACAGGTAACGCGCCGGCATAGACCGCAAACTTGTTGCCGATTCCGCCCCGGTGATGACCAGGATCCCGCCGGGGAACTGCTTGACGAGAATTGTGTTCCCGGAATCCCGCACCCGGGCGTCTTTCACCTTCCCTTGCAGCGCGGGGGTATTCCGGATCGTGGGTTGAACGCGCTGCTTCGAGAACCGCTTCGCCATGTCCAGGTTCGGCTGGACGGCCAGCATCGGCCCCGGCGCCATCGCGATGACGTACCCGATCCAGTTATTCCCGCTTTCCGTCGCCCCGATCTGCGATCCCTTCATGAAGGTCACGCGCTGGACCGGAGAAGACGGAGAAAGGCAATCCATGATCTCCCGTAAATACGGCGTGCGGGAGGTGCGCCACTGCCCCGGCTCGGCGGATGACACCGGCGGGAGGATTCGCTCCCTGTCCGCCCACTCCGAGACGGTCAGGAGGGGATCGGGCTTCAGGCCCTCCCGGAACGAACCTCCGTAGGCGACCGCACCGTCAATTTGCCGCGAACTCATGGAGCACCTGGGAGAGCTCCTGCCGCAACGTGGAGTTGACCCGCGCGCGGTCGTTCTCAGCGGCGAGGATCGCGTCCACTCGGTCGGGGACGATCAGGATCATGTCCCGCAACTCCCGGCCAAGGGTAAACGCCGACCTGCGGCACTCCTCGGTTTTGTGGATGGATCCGATACGCTCCTCGTAATCTATCTGCGCGATATCGGCCTGTGTTCTCGTAAGCCGTTCCTTCGCGGCGATCACCCCGCCCTTCTTCTGGTTGATCCCCCACCCCGCGATCCGGCCTTCCGCCCGGTCCTGCCAGAATTTAATGAACCAGTGGATGCAGGCTACGAGCGGATACCGCCCCTTGCCCGCCCTGGGCATTCCCTCCTGAACGAGCTGCTGGATGCGCCTCGGCGTGACGTTGAGAATCTTCGCCAGCCTGTTGATATCGACTTCGGCAACCGGGGGATCACTCATAGTTCAGCCCCACACGCCGGGCAAGTCGCTATTCCCTTCCCGTTGTCGCGTTCCGGCGGCGGTGCAAGCCCAAAGATGTTGTTTATCTCCAGCCCGTTGAAGCCGACTTCCTGCATCAACTCCTCGTCGATCGCGGCAAGCAGGTCCTCGTCCCACTCGCCGAGGTTCTTATTCTCCCGAAGGTTCGCCTCCCGGTACTCCGCCTCGGATAGTTTGCGATTCGGCACCCGGATATCGATGGTTTCGTTCCCGCGGCCCAACAGTTTGAGGATGTTTACCCGCTGATGGCCGGAAACGATGCGGCCGTCCAGGTCCACAACGGGGATCGACATCAAGTTGAACTTGGACAGAGATTTCTTCAAACCTTCCGCTTGCTTCTTCGTCATCCGGCGGGGGTTCTTCTCCCACGGCGTCAACTCCGAAACCCTGCGTTGTTCGGTGTGCCAAACAAGATCCGGCAAGGGGGCCTCCGTAACTATGTGAAGCGAAATGGGAATTGGGAAAATCGGAAGCAAGATATCAAAAGGGATTCGAATATACCCTCGATGGAATGCCGCCGGAAGAACCTAGGATCT